AATCCGTTTTCAGAATTTTTAACATTAGACACGATAAAAGAAGAAAAAAACGCACCGACCACCACAAAATCAACATCCGTTGGAACAAAAAGAAGTGACACAATTAAATTCAAAACAAATAAAAGAAACGCCGATAAATCATTATTTGGTTCTTTAAAAAGTAGAATTTTAGTTTCTATAACTGAAATAATAAATAAATTTCCGGCTGGTTTTTATGTTGATGTAAATAGACCAATTGGTGATAGTATATATAGTGCGTTAAATGTATCATATAATATAAGTCTTAATAAAACTACATTTTATGTAGAAAGAAGTAAGATATTTAATCCATTTGAAATTGTTTTTAATGAACCAAATAGCGTTATTAAACCGGCAACGGAAAATAAAATAAGAAATTTTTACAATTCATATACAAATTATGTTGTGATTGTTGACGGAGAATCCTATCCTATTTTAGAATATGTGGTGCCCGATTCAAACAATCAAATTAAATTAGTTGTTTCAGGAAAACTATTTAATGTTCAACCGTATACTTCAAATCTTTTATTTAGACCAAATGATAGTATAGTTGAGGAATTTTTTGTTGGTTTGGATGATTTGGAAGTATCATTAATGAATAGGGATACTAATCCGATATACTCATCAAACTTCCAAGTACCAAGAGATAATGATAGCAATTCTAAAACAACCTTAGTAAATGTACAATATAATTGGCCGGTAACAAGTGATGGATGGAATATACAAATTTCAGGTATCGATTATGAAAGTTATATTCGTAATTTAAGTGATATTTCAGATGAAATTGATGATTATAAATCTAATTTAATGGTTAGGTTTTTGGCTGCACCTCAATTATTTGATTTTGATACGGATGATAAAAAAGCAGAAAGCGTTTTCCAATTGTACGGTCAAAGTTTTGATAGTGTAAAAAAATTCATAGATAATATTGCTTACATGAGAAATGTAAGTTATGATGGTATAAATAATTTACCCGATATTTTATTAAAAAATTTAGCGGAAAATTTAGGACTTTCCGGTGTACCACTATTTGATGAAAAATCATTAGATGAAATATTATATTCAAGACTCAACTCAAGTTATGGTGGTATATCAAACGGGTATAACCTAATTGAGGCGGAATATGAGTTTTATAGAAGACTTCTTGTGAATTTGGCTTATATTTTTAAATCAAAAGGTACAAAGTCATCTATCAATTTCTTTTTAAAATTCTTAGGAGCACCCGAACCTTTAGTTAAAATTGAAGAATACGTTTATAAGGTAACCTCTATTCCTGCTAGTTTTGATTTACAAAAAGACATTTATGATGTAATAATTGGAGAAAAAAAATACACATATGGTGTGCTCGATACCTCGGGGTACACTTACAATAAGGTTACATACAGTGCAGTTACAACCTTCAATAGGGAAGGATACCCCGTTGACGAAATAACAGGGTTACCGAGAAGAGCTGTTAATACAACTGAAAATATTTTTTTTGGTTCCGGTGCTGGTTGGTATGATAATACATTATCCCATCGTTCAACGACCACACTTGATGTTGAAAATTCAATATTAACAGGTAGAACCAAAACTATTAAAACAAAAAATAAACCATACACCTATGGTGAGAATTATTTTGATGTTTTTAGAACTTTACCTGGATTAGATACAGGTTATGGTCTAACACCAACAATTGATAATAATAAAGGTAACCATACGGAGGACGATTCCTCACTTATTTTACAAAGAAAAAATATTGGGGTTTACATTTCCCCATCAAGAGCGGTAGATTATGACATTTTTAGGAAAGGTAGAGAATTAGAACTTTCATTTGGTTCGAGTACTTTACATCCACAAACAGGTATAACGTTTGCTCAGTTTTTAGACAGTGCCATAAATAAACTCGTATTTAATTCACATAAAATTAAATATAAAAAGAATTATATACAACTTGAGGACGTTTATAACGATTATTTTAACCAAACCGGATTTACCTCATATCATTTTATAGATTCATACGAATTTGTGGATAGAATATCACCTTATTGGGTTCAATTGCTTGAACAGATAATACCATCAACCACACTTTGGATGGGAGGTAATCTAATTGAAAATAATGTTTTAGGTAGGCCAAAATATCAATATAGATTAGATTGCCAACCATTAGAATTTATTGAAGAACTTTACCCTAATTTTGAAACAATAATTAATCAAGATTTAGAAACATTACTTGGTGAAAAAAATAATTTTAGAGATTTACTTTCAGTTACGGGAGTTAGTTTTTTTCCGATTATAGAAATAGATGGAACTATTTTTACGGGTAATACAATAACAGTTAGTGGGTCAACATCATATTCTGGTGTTAGTGCTCAATTATTTAATTACCCATCATTTCCACAGACAGGTTGTACCGATTTAAGTGGAAGTACCACCACACTTCCACTTATTTGTGATTATAAAGATTATTTAGACCCCGATGTTAATACGATTGAAGATTTATGGGTTGAATCTCTTATTGATTTAATTGATAATGTTGTAAATAAATCTGTTACAGGTTATACTGCCGGTTATGAAGATTATGCCCCATACACCGCAGCAACAAGCGGGTCAACTTATGAATGGGAATACAAACCATTAATTACATATGAATTTTTTACAGATGTTAATGGAAAGAAAAAAATAAAATTTTCATCAATAAAATATGGTGTAAGAGATTGTTCAGTAAAAGATTATTTTGACTATAGATTTGAAAGTCAATATAATATAACAAAAAATAGTGATAAAATTAGTGTTGAAGTCACTACAAATGGTAATTATTATTGTGTTAATCCTGAGTACTGTCAATTAGGTACCGATTTAAATATTGAAATAATCGGTACAACAAAAGTCGGAGTACAGGACGGAACGGATTGGTCGTTTTATATTTATGCAAACTGCGTTAATGGATACAACCAAAATGCCGACATTTACATTGAAAAAGTTAGTGATTGTAATTTTAAAATAACAGGAGTGACCGATACTGATATTATCGATTTTAATATTGTTGACGGAGCTAACAAAGAAGTTAAATTTAGAATTGAAGGATTAACCGCAAAAGTTGAGCAAGACCCATGTGGTAAAAGTCACAATGAAATTTTTCAAATTTCAGGATATCAAGGAACCAGCGGAGACACTATATCAACGTTAACTGGAATAACATACTGTGACAATTACACGGGATATACCATCCAACCTAAAGTGGAATATAAATCTAATTTTGATTATGGATTAAAATGTGATTCTATCGTTTTAACGATGCCATCGGGAACAACCATTAATAATACAACAACTAGATATAACATCGAATCGTATATAACTGGAGGAACAATTGTTGAAAAAAGTGTTTGTGATTTATTGGTTGGTGAATATATTTTATCAGCGGATTATACACCATGTAGTGGATTTACAAATCAAAATTTACAAAACGCAATTGTTAGTGGATATTCATCTACATTTACTTATACCAAATTGGAGGTTACAGATAAAGAATGTTTATTTTCAATAAAAAGAAGTTTAATAACCGGATTAACGTCTAACGGTGATTATGAAATATTTGAAGTTCTTCCAAATACCGAATTAAGAGTTTACACAAATAGATTAATTGAAGATTATGGTCAAATAACAAATAGTATTTATCATTTTGATGACAGATTCCCCGAAGAATTACAAATAAAACCAAAAAATTTTATTGAACCATGTTGTAAACACGGAAAGGAATTGTATAATCATGGGGATTATCTAATAAATCAATATGGTGAATTAATAGAAGTTATAAGTGTTGATTTAAATTATTGTGACTCTGATTTATATTTTAATTTAAATTTCAAAAAAAATAATGTTGATTTAAATGTTGAAAATGTGGTTGTATTTGATGGAAATTCAAACCAACAAATATTAATGAGACATACATATAATGTTCATCCAAATATTAATTTTAATTTAGGTCAATATTATACCGACCCAACATGGTGTCCAAGTGTACCAAGTGATTCATCGTTAGAGGATTTTCCATTTGAATGTATAACACCTAGCCCAACACCAACGCCAACTAATAC